CCTTCTGAAGGTCGGGGCAGGTAGCGCCATTCGGCAGCGGATAGGGCCGCTGCTCGCCGCCATGGCTGCCCCAGGCAGCTACGGCACGAAGCCCAAAGGGGGCAAAAGTTAGAGCCACAGTAGTTCTCCTTAACCAAATTCGGGACGTCTGCCCCGTGAAATGCGCTTAGAGCCTTCATTGGCAAACTGAACGCGCCGCCCGCCTTCATCGTAGGAAATTGTCCGCTGGTCAAAAGCCTGTTCAGCCTGAAACGCCCGATCTTCGGACCACTTCTGAATGGCTTCGGCCTTACGCCGGGGCAATTTGCCTAGCACGAGGTCGCCGTTAGTTGCCGCCCCCTCAAGGGCTTGCATCTTGGTTTCAAGGGCTGGGAAAACGAAGTTCTTCGGGACGTCTTCCCGGCCTACGAATGCCCAACCTTCGCGCATGCGTGCCGAAATGTTGTTGAAGTCTTCTTCACTTCCATTTCGGAACCTGATCCACCGGTAGACATACTGATCGTCGTCCGGCATCGGTGGAATCTCAAGCGCCCGAGGAGGAGTATACTCCTCTTCAAGTGAAACTTCAAGTGTCTCATCCATCGCTTGGTCAAGATTCGCTTTCAACTTAAGAGCCATTATACAATCTCCGTATAGCCAGACACACTATTGCTGGCAGCCTCACGCCTCGCCTTTTGCTTCGCATACTCTTCAACAGTAATGTTCAGGCGCCTAGCCAAGTCTCGGTCCTGCGCCGTAATCACAACCTTTACCTTCTGGCCGGGCGACAGCGTGGCCGCCCGATGACTCACCGTCGGCCCAGTCTGGGCCTGCGTCCTCTTCGCAGTGGCTGCGCCCGCGAAGCGCTGCGGAAACTCATCCTTCAGCCGCTTGTCAAGCTCGTCAAAATACTCTGGCTCCCCCGCATCAAAGCCTTCCTGCGCCAACTGGCTGTCAAGCACCCGAGCCGCCATGGTCATGACGGGGTTCTTGCCAAACCACTCATCATGTCGCTTGGCCCACTCCATCGCCAGCGGGTTAGGCTTACCAGCCGGCGAAGACTGCTGCTGAGGCGACCTTGAAACCCCTGTCGTCGGCGGGGTCTGCGACTTCTGATCCTCGGAGCCAGTAGCCGCTTTCGTAGGGCGCCCCGCCTTTTCCCTCTCAGCCTGCTTCTTCTCGGCCGCCAGCTCAGCCATCTGCTGCTGCACATTGAAGAGCTTCTCGCGGTCACCCGTGTCAAACGCCAAATCGAATTCGGAGCGTAGCCCCTTCATCGACTCCGACAGCGTCTGAATATAGAAGTCATAGCCCGCTGTCGCGGCCTCTTCATTCTGATTCTGAAGCTTAGTGCGCTCCCCCCGCTCCGCCGTCAGTTCGGCCTGCGTCGCCGCCAGCTGCTGGGCAAAGTTGTCACGCTGCAACTTCAGGCGCTGGCTACGTGAAAGGCGCTTAGTGGCCGCCTGCTCCGCAGGCGCTTCCTCGTCGTCGTCCTCCGCCTCTGCCGCCGCAGGCGCTGGCGCTGGCGCAGGTTCGGCGTCCTCCTCTACAATTTCAAATTCAGATTCCTCCTCGCCCGGCTTGGCCTTACCGATTGTGTCGAGGTCAACTTCCTGATATACACCGCTCATCTGCATTAGTCCTTGAAGTTCGCGTCAAGATACTCAGGCTTCTCGACGACCAGCTCGATGGCCGAGGCCTTGATGAGCAGCAGCTTGACACCCCGCCAATAGATTTTCTGGCCCGCAAACTTCGCATACACAACGAAGTCGCCCGGCCCAACCCACGGCCCATTCTTATAGATTTCCCAGTCCTGAAAGGCCAGCTCACCAAGTACCAGCACCCTGCCCACCGTTTGTAAGTAATCTCGGTCGGCGCGTACAGCCTCGGGAATGATAATGCCACCGGCACTACGCTTCCGAATCGGAACTGGACGCAGTAGGACACCAACCCCAGGCACGCGCGGAAGCGGGCTTGGGTCAGGCTGATCCTCAGTCATCCACTGGTCGTTGGAAATTGCACCATCCATTGGCTCACGCACAGTCAGCATTTAGGTTCGTTCCTCCAGGGGCTTGTTAGTCACAATGTCCTGCAAAATTTGGGCGGCAGTAGTGAGGCCGGCAATGAACCCAGTCTTGCGCCTATAGTCTTCAAAGCTCTGAGCACCGCCGGTGGCCAAAGAGTGTGTCTCCCTATCCACCCGCGCCTGCACAGCCGCCAAATACTCAGTCACCAGGATCATTGGCCTATGGTGTCATTCTTGGCATATTGTGAAAGCCTGCCTGCTTCAATTTGCGCCAATTGGGCAGCATTATCAAGCACTTTCTCAGCTCCGCGCATACGCCTGTTGAGCTGGCTAGACTTAACATCATTCAGCACTTGCAGCTCCTTCAGGTCCAGCTCCCTATTTTTCTGCGTAATCTTTGCGGCCTCGCGAATGTTCTGGCTCTGGATACGCTCATCCGCAATAGTCAGCTCACGCTCCTGCAACTTCATCATCTGCTTCTCAACATCGACCTCACCTTCGACGCCACTCTCCGCACTCATTTGCATCAGCTTCTGGGCGATCTGGCCCTGCACCGCCTCATCCTGCATCTGCAAGCCCTGTTGCTGTGCAAGCTGCCCAATCTGGGCCACAAAGATCAGCACCTTATGCTCCGCAATATTGGCCTTAACCAGCTCCATGCCCGTCGCCACCGTAGGATCATTGGTGCCTTGCATCTGCGGCGTCTGCAAGAAAGCCATCTTCACCGCAATGTGTGCCGCATGGTTCTGCCCCATCTTCGCAGCAATAGGCTGGCCCTTCATGGCAGCCTGCAACTCCGTCAACGGGTCAGCCGTCAGCGCCTTCGACGCCATATCAGGCATCAACTTATCAATGTTCTCGCTGCCCATCGCGCTATAAAAGCGCCGCAGCACCTCGCGCATATCATGCAACTGCGTGAAGCGGGTCGCCGTCTCCAACTCAATCTGGGCCTTCGCCACCCTCTGGCTGTCGCTCAGAGCATTGGGATCACTGGCCGGCAGCACATCCACAATGTCCGGGTTAAAGTCCTCCCGCATCACAAAGACGTTCTCAGCCCCTGAGACAAAGGCAGTCTTTTCTGGAAGATTCTCATAATTGAGAATCCCTACGATCTGGAAGAACTCCCGCTGGCTTTCATGCAGCCGCTTATGAATGCTGTTGTAGAAGCGCTGGCTAGCCTCAAGCAGCGCCAACGTGGTGGCCACCGGCCCATAATTAGAGCTTTGCTGCACCACCTGATCGGTCGTATCCGCAAACTTCTGGCCGCTCGACACCATGTATTGGAGGAGCGAGAAGAGAACCTGCGAAGGCTCCTTGACCGGCAGCGGAAAGAACGACTTCTGCAAGTCTTCGGGTGGAATGTTGACGTCGCGGAACTCACCAAAGCCCAGAGGCTGGTCGCTCTGCGCCACCTTGGCATCTGCCGACTTGTAGCCGCCTGGCCAATTGGCTGCCTGCCCCGCATCCACCAACGCCCGCAGGGCCGCCGTGCTCGATGCCGTCAAGTCGCCAATGAGGTGGACGAAGCCCAGGCCGTAGAAGCCAAAGGCCGGAATAAACTGGTCCACCGAATACCAGAGGCGCTTCCCAAAGTTGGGGTCGCCCGCCTTCCAGTTGCGCCTGACAGCATAGACGAAGCCACTCTGGACATTGAAGTGCACAATATACGGCACTGCCACATCCTCTGGTGCCAGCGGGTCGGCCCCCTCAAGATCGAGGTAACAGTGTGATTCGCCCACGAGGTAGCCGCGCCGGTCAAACTGGACTTCGAAGCCCTGCGCCCTGTTGAGTGCCTCCGTAATTTCGCTAAACTCAATGGTGGCTTCTTCGTCGCCATCGTGGTCGCGGAACATTTCGGAGCGCTGCAAGTTGTCCAGCTTCCGCTGACTCAGCGGCATCACTTCGATGTATTCGTCAGCATGCTTAAGGTGCGTAATCGAGGGGTCGACGTAGAAGTTCTCAATATGCACAATCGACGGGTCGGGTGCATTACTGGCGGCGTTCCAGCCCACCTTGCGGATGCCCGTGCCCATAAAGCCGACCCTAAAGAGGTTGCGCTCAAGGTCAGAGTAGAAGCCCTTCACCTGTTCGGTCATCTGGAAGTTCATGTAGGTGCGCACACGCTGTGCCGCCGCTTCACGCTTCGCGTCGGTGTAGCCCTTGATCTTAGTGCGGACCGGACCCTTCGCCGGCCACAACTCCTGAATAGCTTTGCTCTGGAACTTGACGATGTTCTCCATCAGCAGCGGATGCACCGCCGTGCAGGCATCGTCGACAATGGATTCGCCCCCACCATCATCAGTGCTGAGCCCCAGCCACTTGACGCCCTGCTGAATGCGCTCCTCCCACGAGGCGCGACTGTTCTTGTAGTCAGTAAGAATTTCTTGGCGTTCCTGCCCAATATTGAGGAGCAGCTCGTCACCCAGCAATGTGGCCAAATTAACTTCGAAGGGCTCATCGCCAGTCAAGGCTGCCTCAACGACCTCATCTTCGGCTTCCGACTCTCCGAGCTGGATTTCAATTTCTTGCTCGCCGGTGTCGGCGTCAATCTCAGACTCTGGAAACATTGGTAGCCCCTCTCCAATAACTGCGAATTGCCATACGCCTAGTCTCCGGCTTCTCAACCTCTTGGGTCAAATCGTAGCGCCGCTTCAAATAAAGCAGGGCCATAACCATGGTATCCACCATGTCGTCGTGCGCCCCACGCGGAAACTCCAGGCACTCTTGTAGCAGCTCGGCAGCAAACTTCTTCTTAAGTGGTAGCCAGACGCGCTTCTTCTCCACCACACTAGCCACTACGTGCGCCCGTGCTACTTTATCACGATCTGGCTGAAAAGGAAAGACCGGAATCTTATTAGCCCGCATGTCCTGAATGAGGCTCTGGCCACTAGCCTTATTCTCAACAATGATGCGGTCCGGCTTGTATTTCTTTTGCTGAGCTATGGCTTCCTTCTTTAGCTGAGGATATGTCCAACGCCCCTTTTCCATATTCAGCAGAATAGCATGGGCCTCATCGACTTCTTCGCCACCCTCTAACTCAACCTTCTCATAGAAAATACCCCATGTCTGTATAACCGACAAGTCAGCTGTCTGCTTTACTGAAAACGCCGTATCAAGTGTCTGAATGATTTCTTCACACTCCGGTGGCGCATCATCATCCCAGTCTTGAAAGTCATCCTTAGTAAAGATCAGACCGTCTTCGCCGGTAGGACTCTGCAAGTAGAGCGATGCCCAGTCTGCCCGCGTCAGCGACTCCCTCGTCTGGAGCAAATCCTCCAGCGTCATGTATTGGGGCCAATACGAGCTTTTCTCCGGCAAGCACAGAAACTCTGCCGACGCCCTGTCAAGGAGAGCAGGGATGCTAATGACTTCCCACTGATCCGCCTTGGGATTCTTAGCCGCCTTGTCCAACAACGAACCACTAAGGTCCATCACATGCCACCGCGTGTTAACAAGAATGACCTTAGAATCAGGCAGCTTTCTGGAGCGGAAGCCGGGGCCATACCAGCTATTGATCTTCTTGCGCTCAATGTCGCTCTTCGCCGTCTGCTCGGACAGCGGATCATCAAGAATGCCCAAATTGAAGCGGAAGCCCGCAATGGACTTGCCGGCGCCGGCCGGCATGAAAGACCCGCCCGTCGTGAGCTTCCACAGCGTGACGCCGGACTTGTCGTCACGAATCCGGAAGCTGGGGAAGATTTCCAGAAACTCTTCGGTCCGCACCAAGTCTCTGACCCGCCCGCTACATTCCTCCGCTTTGTCCGTGGTGTGGCTGATCCACATGATGCGCCACGTCGGATGCCGACCCAGGCACCACGCCGAGAACATCATCAACAACACAGACTTCATGGAACCTGGGGGGAGCATCATCATCAGCCGGGGGACGGAGCCTAGCTCGACGTCCTCCAGCTGGGCAGCGATAGCCTCAATATGCTTGCCATCTCTAAACCCATTGCCGTCAAGCATAAGCGGGGCTAGAAGCTTTACAAAGATGTAAAACTGGTCGGCCGCTTCTATAACGGCTTTCTTATGTAGTGCGGCTACTAGCTCTTGCTTAAGGGCTAGAAGCTCCTCCTCGCTTTCAGGCGATTTGGAGCTGGGCTTCGATGTCAGGCCCTGACTCCTTCAAAATATCCGTCAGCTCGATGATGCGTGCGTCAAGCTCTTGCCTGTTGTGGACAATGTGGTGTGTAATCTCTTTCCGTTCTACGAACATCTGCAAATACTTTCCGAGGTTTTCGAGACTTCGATTCGCATTGGTAAAATCACCAGCCTCCATAGATGCCGTGGCTATCTTTTGAAACCACGCCACCACATCCTCAACATTAAGCTTCATTCTCGCCTTCTCCTCAAACTCAAACGCCGCAATCAACTCTTCCATGCCATCAAGCTTTAGCACAGCCCTGAACGTATGCTCTACGTTGACAGCGCTGGCGTCCTGCAAGCCCGCCATACGCATAGCCTGCGTCGCACTACGCCGGCCGTTACGCGCATACTGCTGCGCGAACTTGATGTTCCGGTCGGAGAAGTGCTTCCAGTCATCAAACTTATGTGCCACGCTCGCATAGCTAAGACGTAGCTCATCCTTCAACTTCTGGAACTTAACAACATCTTTCGCCCGCGCTAAGCTAAGAGGCTTATGGACATTCAGTTCCTTAAGCGCCGCTTGGTGCTGCTTGACGCGCGTAGAAAATAGTGGCCTGTTAGGCCGCAGCGATCTCTGCTTCTTACGTGGCGCGCGACCCTGCAAAAAGTGGGGCAGGTCATCGTCAGGCATCTTCCCTCACAATGCTGAGGCGCGTCCGACCCTTCTGCCCAAAGCTGCCGCTGCGCCCACCACTAGAGAACTTGAGACCGTGCCGCTCCAGTGCCGGCCGCACGCGCCTCAACTCCGCAGCAAAGCCGTGCGAAGACTTAGGCAGGCTTTCGCGCGGACCCACATGCATCTCAAGCGCCCCAATCAAATCGGAGTAGGTGCCCGAGAACTCCGTCTTCTTATCCATCAGCCGCAGCATTGCGCTGGCCACCCCATTAAACTCCATCAGCTGGTTCTCAGCGAGCGACCTATTAGCCTTGTAGACTTGCATCAGCCGCCCCTCCGGCCAGCCAAATGCCTTCTCGGCCGCCACCACCCACACAGCGAACGCGCTCATGCGTGGCTTTTCAACAAGTTTCACATTAGCATAGTTCTGCGTGGCAATCAAGGCAGCATTCATCAACGCCCCCAGCAACCGGGGATGCTCCGTATTAAAGGTCTCCCAGAACTCATGATCGTCGCGCCTCTCCGTCGGGTCAATCCTCGGCAGATGCACATGTATAGAGCGGTCAACAAGGTCACCACGCTCGACCACATCCGGGATGCCATTCATCGCCACCGGCCGACAGACGCGAACAGCACTTTCCTCAGCGTTGGTGTAAAGTGCCCGGCCGCCTTGGGCGCCAGTGCCCGTGCTAATGACACAGAGGGCATCTGACATCTTGTTGCTCACAAAGCTCACATTGTCAAAGGCCAACATAAAAGAGTTGCGCACCATGGCTTGGAGGTCACGTTGGTCTTCGGGCGGCGTCCTCATATCAAGCGCATGCGGATCGAAGATGCGCCGCATGAGGCGCAAAATGGTGGACTTACCGCTGCCCTGCTCGCCGCTGATAGTCAGGACGGGGTATGGCCCCTCGGGCCGCATGCACCCCAGCAGCCACGCCACCAACAGCATCAGTGTATCTTCGTCTGCCCCGACAAAGTGCTTAAGAAGTTTAGGTAGCTCACTTGGGGGGCAGGAAAGGTCCGGCTCCACAAGGGGGAGCATGCCCGCGCCACGCACCATCCTGATGTGGGAAGGCCCACCATTGACGTGCTTAATGCCGGCGGCGGAGATGTGCCAGCAGTCGTTGCCGTCATTACCAACATCTAGATACAAGTCTCCCACTTTACCGCCGACGCGAATGAAGTCCTTCAACTTCTTGCCAGTCGTCTTTACCCAGTGCGCAAAGTAAGCCTGACTTGCCGACACATAATCACCACCCGGCACAAACCCCTGGTCATCGACGCAGAAGGCAGTGAACCAGCCCCTGAAATCGCAGCCACCCGAAGGTGTCACCGTCAACGTGCGGCGCTGACTGCCCGCCATGTAGTCCAAAAACAGACGCCCATCCTCAGATTGCCAGGGCGTCAGAATCTGCTTCGCATCCTCAACCACGTCAACGCGACTGACTTTGTCGTTGCTCGCCATCTTCTTCTCCTTGTTGGCGAGCAGTATAGTCCGGCCCCCGGTGAGAGTCAAGGTGAAAACTCACCAACCCTCACCACAAGAAGCGCCCACGCACCTTGACGCCCACGAAGCCTGGCCGGAGAATCACACCACCGCTGCGCCAGCATACTCAGGCCGCGCCATGAGGTCGGCGTAACAGGCGTTCAGCACGTTCCCCTTGCTGGCGGCGTTCTCGAATGAGAAATTCTTTTCATCGAGGTGCTGCTTGTCGGCCCAGCGCGCGGCAGCAGTCGCCCATGTGCGAACGTGATACTGCACATATTTGCTGTCGCCGCTGAAAAACGTGACCTTGATATATGCGTTCGGCAGATCAATGCCGTAGGGCGTGACGGTAGGCTGTTCGATGGCCATGACTTAGAACCTCGCTTCAGATAGCGTTGCTGTTGCATTCCAGCGGATTGTGGTGGCGGCAGCGCCGGTCACGGTGAATTTAAGTGCTCCATTCGTAGTGTCCGCTGTGACTGCGACAGCCCATGCAGCAGCGCCAGCATCTTGGCCCGTGCTCACCACCGCCGGCACGCCGACCAGCGCCGTAGCGGCTGCGTTGGCGCCGCGCTTGATGGCGCCGACAATCGTCCAACTTGCGGTATCACCGCCAGCAGTGACGGCTGCAATAATCTGCATCGAAAACATAAAGGCGGAATTGTTGAGCAGGACGCACCGTTGTGAGGCTGTGCCGCCCAGCAACAGTTCGGTGGCAGTGGCGTCGGTAGTATCGCCATACCAGTCCACCATCGCCCATACGCGCAGGGGGAGCGTCACCCCATCAGCCGTCTTGACCAGCTCGCGGTAGCGTTCGGCCTTGGATCGGTAACCAAGGGCAACCGCCATGTCTTTGCTGTTCGAAAGCGCCGTAAACCCAACCGCTACGCCGTTAGTGGAACCAGTTGCCGAATACCCAACCGCTACGCCGCTAGAGGTGCCAGCTGTGTTATACCCAACCGCTACGCCGTTAGTGGCCCCACCTGCCTGAAACCCAATAGCCACGCCGGAAGAGAAGGCACTT